GATACTTTATATTTGGGGGGTTTTTATGTTAGTCTTATATCGTGTAAAAAAGTAGCAAAAACCCGGCGGGGAGGAATACGCAATAGCAAAACCACGTAGTGTAACACCTTGAATAGTCGCAGATAGCATCTCTTAGGAATTACTAGTAAACATATCCATATTAGCATTAAATGTATCTTTATGAATTAATGGAGCTTCCACTATCCCTGTCCCCATACATTCCGGGCAACCAACCTTTTCACAGTTCTCACAAACAACAGTTTTAATCCCTTGATATGTAGTAGTATGAGGATTGACAGTTTTAGATTCATCCAGCTTCTCATCCTGCATGAAATTAATCATTTGATAGAGCATCCATTTCTCTCCACTTATCTTGAATTCCCTGATACATGGGACGTGCCCATCTTTAAGCTTCCTGTAGTAAATCAACTTAGCACCGATTTCATCGCATTTCTTCTGAAGCATGTCTTCCACAATAAAATGCTCATCTTCGGTTAAATCGAAACAACCATATAACAACTTAGTTTCGCTCATTTATAGCTCCTTTATGTGTTAATTAAAATCGGGCAAATCAAAAAATAGCTTCTACTTCGTACCATGTTACACCTCTATTAATCGCTGAAGGCTATCCTATTGGCCAAAGAAAGTAATCCCGCCCATTAAAAATTAGAGTCTCGCCTAAACTTAAAATGAAATACTATTGTGTCTCTATTTATATCCACCTTAGAAATAACATCCCAGTATTTATCCATAACCCAAGATACATTATTCTTATACCTATCGGCATCTTTCCGGATTATAAAAACCTCCCACACATAATACTTTTCTTTGTTCATTGGGCGATTACCTATAGTTGTAGTATGGTCTCAAAACCGGAATATTGTACTCGAAAGAGATATTATTCTTATCCACAAAATATCTAAAGCTTCCTATGTCATCCTTAGATAAAGAGTAAGATAGATGAAACCTATATAGCCATACACCTCTATTGTCCCTAACGTTATTAAGTTTAACGATGGGCAAATTCCTGACGAGGTAGTTATAGGTGATTCTATCCGCCATCTTGAATTCTCCTATTGTGATTGCGACGACCGATTCTTTTTAACGTACCATCAGGTAGATAACACTTAATAACAAAGTAGTTTCCGCTAATGGTTCTTAATAATCTAAAATCGGAAAGGTCATTTCTACCCAAAGCTTCAGATATATATCTTTTGTATGTATGTATACCATCAGTCCCACGACGAATAGAATGTGTTTCTCTATATTTGTCCATGAAGTACTTATAGTTGATTCTCTCTGCCATGTTACACCTTTAATAATCGTAGAAGCGATACCTATTACATTAGTCCTGTATACCCTTACGTCCTTTTGTCTCTTTTAATTCAAAATACTTGAGTGGTTCCTTCCATGTAAAATAAACAAAGTCTTTAGTTACTCTGAACGAAAAGTTACAACTTCTTTCAGGACAAGGATAACGAAAGAACAGTTTACCATTTCTAGGTAGATTACACCCATGACTAATATGGTTAGGTCTTTTGTATTTCATGGAATATCCTGTGTGTAACACTGTTAATAATCGTAGAAGCGATACCTATTGTATTAATCCGGGCACTGTATTTCTTCTCTTACAACCCACTGAACAATTACCCTTCTTTTTTGTCTATGTACGGAAGCTTTAATTACTTTTCTTTTTCCCTCTGCCTGCAAAAGAACAGACAAGAAAATCCTGTCCCTTTTCTTTTCTAATTCAGCGTAATCATGGTAATATGTAATCTTATATGGTTTCATTATACACCGTGGTCAAGAATAGTTCGCCCACAAAGATGGTCGTATTCATGAAAAAATAATCGGGCATCATCCCCATATAATTCATACTTCTTTCTCTTTCCAGCCGGATTAACAATAGCACTAAAACCCACCGCAGTTGGTCTTCTCACCTTTACCGAAATTCCCGGCAAACTTAAGCACTCTTCTTTATCTACCATACTTTCTTTGGCTAACCAAGCAGGTATAGGTAGGTAGAATATTTTCCATTCTCCATTAAGCAACATAACCATAATCGGGCTAAGAACCTGTATTTGATTTGCCGCTAAGCCTTGTCCGTTTACCTTTTTAGCAAGCTCGACCATTTTCCGCCCAATCTTAAACGCTTCTTTATTATCCATACGGTCGAGAGATAAGAAAGTGTTATAACTTAAAAAGTGGGGATATTCTTTATAATTTTCTTTGGTGTACTCCGAGATTGAATAAGTTGGACTATAGCTTTCCCAAGCTTCATCATAAACAGGGCAATCAACATTATATCCTCTTGGCTTAATTATCATATTCCTTCCTCCTCTAATTTTTTCTTCCATTTGTTCAATTTGACTTTTCCGTATGAAGCTAAGAAGTCTAAGTTGCCACCTTCTAGGGTAAACAAAGAAAATAACATTATTAAACAGTCACATAGTTCTTGGCGAGGGCTTTCAGTCACAGCTTTATCTCCAAGACTTGCGACAGCGTATTCGCCAATCTCTTCAAACAACTTCTTAAATACTTTATCTTTTCCCCGAACTAATCTTTCCCGCTGTGTTAATTCTCCCACTTCTTTGAAAAATGAGATGAGGTCTTGACCCCCAAGCAAAATTTCTGTATTTTTTAACTTATCAAAACCAACAGTAAAAGTACCACTAGTATAATTCCAAAATTGTTCTAAGCAATAATCTGTTCCATAACTAGTTGGATATTTAAGATATTTTACATCGTCCCAGCCATTTTGATAAGCTCTTTCGCATATCTCTATGCCACTTGGATATCTTCTTGCTACAATTACACCCTCTTTTAAAATTGCTTCAGGCTCACTTTTAATAGTAGCGGCTGAAACAGTACCAACATCGTAAGATTGAGAACTTTTAAATTTTTCCCTTGAGTCCTCTAGGGTTTCCTGCAAGCTAATCATGTTTTCTCCTATGTTTCACCATGTCTTTACGGAGAATTATACACCTTCTTTGGGAAAAATCAAGGAAAAAACGCAAAAACGGGGTAAATATATTTGACTTACATTAGAAATAGATGTAAATATGTATATTATTATTAATAGGAGTTACGATGGAACCTATATTTGTTGGCATGGCGACGGAAATCGAAATTGACTTACCTGAAGTAGATATGATAGACCTACTAAAAGAAGAAGAGGAAAAAAATGGTAGTGCCAGCCGGAATGACGGAAGCGGAAATTCTCCAAGAGATGGAGAAAGTAATCAACCAAATAATGCGTGAAATTACCCCATTCGGGTATTATAGAGGAGACGACCTAAAGCAACAAGCTTTTGTGTTTGGGATTGAAGCAATGAACACCGGAAAATACAATCCGGAAAAGCCATTAGGGGCATTCTTAAGGACATGTATAATCAATAGGATAATTAGTTTAAGTAGGGATAAGTACACCAGAAATGAGCCGCCTTGCAAGAAGTGTCCCTTCTTTGATAAGCATATGGCGAAATCACAAAGTGGATGTACGGCGTTCGACAATAAGATGAAATGTAGTAAGTTTAAGTCTTATGACGACCGAAATAGAAGCAAACGCAATATCATGAATCTTAAATCAGAAACACCGTTGTATGAAGATACTATGGGTTCAGACTACAGACCATTGATTGATGTAGATAACAAAGACTATATTGAGAACCTTTCAAAATACTTAACTAACGAGTCCAAGAAAACTCTTAATGATATTGTTTTGGGCAAAAGTGTAACAAAAAGAAAATTAGAGAAATTAAGAGGGGAAGTAGCCAATGTCGTCAAATCCGCCAGCAAAGTTTAAAGGTGGTAAGTTAACTTTAAGAGAACAAGCTGTTATCAAACAGAATATAGGTTCTATGACTATCGAACAGATAGCCGACAAGTTATCCCGTAAACCAAGCGTAATTAAGGATTTCGTTGAAGAAAATAATAGAGAGGGCGTTTTTGCTAGCGAAACCCTTGACGACTTCCGAAATAGCTATGAATACGACATGTTGAGAGAGGAATTGACTGATAAGGAAATTAAAATTTTTGAAAAGAAGTATGCTCAGTGGGTTGGGCAATTTCAGGGCGACGTTCTGTTCAGCGAAAAAAGTCAGGTATTCAATACGATTAAACAAGAAATATTGATGTCTAAGACGATGCAGCAAAGAAAGAATATGGAAGAGTCTATAGCGGATATTGACGCTGAAATAGATGCTATTAAGAGTGCTGGAGCGGACGACCGAGTTAAACAGGAAAAACTTAAAGCATTAAGGCAGCAAAAAAATGATTTATGGGGAACTCACTCTGCAATTATGCGAGTTCACCAAGACCAAAATGAACTCTATAACAAGATGCTTAACGAATTAAAAGCTGCTAGAAAAAACAGACCAACAAAAGATGATAATAGTAAAAACACTATTATGAATCTATTAAGAACTATGCAGGTTGATGGAAGTAGAATAAAAATGGGCGAAGATGCCGAATTATCAAAGCTTTCAGCGGACGCAGAAGGGGACAAATACAGAACCCCGACACAATATTTGGACGGAAGTATACAAACACCTTTTATCAGTGGTGCGGAATAATACAAGGAGAAGGAAATGAAAACAGCGTTAGTAACTGGAGCGACTGGACAAGATGGTAGCTATATGATGGAACTCTTATTAGAAAAGGGTTATAAGGTTTATGGAGCAGTAAGAAGAAGTTCTTCACCGAACTACTGGAGAATAGAACATATCTTGAATAAGATAGAGTTAGTGCATTGTGATGTAACGGATAGTATAAATATAAACAATCTTATTAGAGATTTAAAGCCTAATGAGTGCTATAACTTCGCCAGTATGTCCCAAGTCGGAATTTCTTTTAAGGAGCCTATTCATGCTGCGGAATCAGTAGGTATGAATTGTTTGTATTTTTTGGAGGCTATTAGACATAATTCTCCTAAAACTAGATATCTATACGCTGGGTCAAGTGAACAGTTTGGTTCTGAGGTTGAAAAAGATGGCTTTCAAAATATTAATACTAGAATGAAAGTCTGTTCTCCATACGCAGCATCAAAACTATTTGCTTTTAATATGGTGGATATTTATCGAAAGAGTTATGGATTAAATGTTCGTTCTAATATTTGTTTTAATCACGAAAGCCCTCGTCGTGGAGAAGACTTCGTTACAAGAAAAATAACTAGATATTTAGCTAGTTTAATTAAATGGCTTGATGATAATACCGCTAGACCCTTTGAATTGGGACAATTACCATTTTATCCAGATTGGAATGAATCTCCAAAACTTTCTTTGGGAAATATAAATAGTTATAGAGATTGGACTCATGCCAAAGATTGTATTGAGGCTTTTTGGTTAACTATGCAAGCTGACCCAAAGGATTACATTATAAGTAGTATGGAAACTCATTCTGTAAAAGAATTTTTAGATTTGTCCTTTGTTGAAGCACAAAAATATTGTAATGTTAATTTCTTGTCTCAAAAGGATAATTTAGTTAGTATAGATAAAAATTTATATAGACCTAACGAAGTAGATTTTTTAAAAGGTGATAGTACTCCAATTAGAGTAGAATTAGGATGGAAGCCTAAGTATTCATTTAATGAACTTGTTAGTGATATGGTAAAGTCAGATATTGATAAGTGTGGGAGTAAATAATGAGAAAACCTAATAAAAATAATGACCAAATAGTTAATGACTATATTAATACTGAAACAGATTGTACTAAATTATCAATTAAATATAATATGAGTCCAACTGGAGTAGCATGTCTTCTTAAGAGAAATAATATTCAAATTAGACAAATTCAAGGACATTGTAGTAGAAAATACAATATAAATGAAAACTATTTTGAAAAAATAAATAGTGAAGATAAGGCTTATTTCTTAGGACTTTTATATGCCGATGGATGGAATAGTGGCGAAGGTTTCAGGCTATCTTTACAAGAAAAAGATAGTCATATATTAGATAAGTTTAAAGAAAAGATTGGTTACAGTGGCGAAATTAAGTTTTGTAAAAAAGGAAAATCTAATTGGCAAAATCAATTAGCTTTGACTATATATAGTCGTAAAATATCAAATGATTTAATTAAACTGGGTTGCGGTGAATCTAAATCTCTGGTTATAGATTTTCCAAATAGTTCTCAAGTTCCAAAGGAATTATTAAGTCATTTTATTCGTGGATGTTTTGATGGAGACGGATGTTTTTATATAAGTCAAAATACAAAAAAGAAAAATAGTATTTCTATGGTATCTAGTTCACAATTTATTTATAAACTTAAGGATTTTTTAGAAACTATTGACATAAGTTCAAGCACCTATAATATTGGAAAGGTTAGATGTATAGAAATTAAAGGATTAATTAATGGTATTAATAAAATAAAATTTTTAAATTGGTTATATAAAGATTCATCTATATTTTTAAAAAGAAAATTTGATAAACAATTAGAAATAAGGAAATGTTATGAATAGTTCAAAAAATAAAATTACTATAATAAGAGACACTCGCGAAAAAAAGAATGTTTGGGATTTTGAACCTTCTGAGTTTATCAATAAAACTATAAGTAAGGGTTTGAAAACTGGGGACTATTCTATAGAAGGATATGAAAGTTTAGTTAGTTTAGAAAGAAAAGCTAACACTGGTGAAATATATAATAATCTATTTGAAAAAAGATTTAAGGACGAATTAAATAGGTTGCATCCTTTTAAGTATAAAGCTTTAATTTTAGAATTTTCGGTAAAAGATATATTATCTTTTCCTATAAATAGTAGTATTCCTTATAGATATCACAGTGGATTAAAAGCTAATGCAGGTTATATAATGAGTAGATTAATGGATATACAACTTAAAGGTATACCTATTATTTTTGCTGGATTAAATGGCAAAGATATAGCTTTATCTTATTTAAAGCAGGTAGCTAAATTAGAGGGGTTAATATAATGTCAGTTAGTTACGACATCGAAAGTTATATTGCGACTCACCACCCTAGCAAGTATGACCAATTCAAAAAGCTCAAGTACAACATTAATAATCTAAATATTGTTAATCCGCTTAGAAAGAAAGATAATCCGGAAACTCAGTTAGTAAGAATGCTAATTGACCCAGAGTATTGCCACTTTACTTGTAAGCATATCCTTGGGCAGAATCTGATGTCCTATCAGAGCTTCCTTTTAAAGCAGCTATACGCCCATTCTAGACCAATGCTTATCTGTACTAGAGGATTCGGCAAGACGTTCTGTTTGGGCTTATATGCGATGTATAGAGCGTTTATAAGGCAGGGGTCTAAGATAGTTATCGTAGGTTCTGGATTCCGTCAAAGTAAAATGATGTTTGAAGTGTGCGAAAAAGTTTGGCACCAAGCTGACGTATTGAGAGATATTGTTGGCAGATACGGCTTAAGAGGGGAAGAAAATGGCCCACACTATAGTCCAGACAAACTATCTATGGTTATTGGAGAGTCCGAAATTATAGCTATTCCGATTGGTATCGGTGGTCAAAAGATTAGAGGCTTCCGTTCTAATTGTACGATTGCGGACGAGTTTGATTCCCACGAATTAGAAATCTTTGAAAAAGTTATTAAGGGGTTCGGTGCTGTTTCCGAAAATCCGGTAGAGAAAGTTAATATAAGTGCCCATCTTGAAGCTGCCAGAAAGCTTGGAATCAGTCAAGAAGAAATGGGAATCAATATACAGGATTCGTTTAATCAAGAAATTATAGCTGGAACATGTTCTTATGCCGACGCTAATCTTGGTAACTACTACAAGAAATATAAAGCTATCATTGAATCAGGTGGCGATAAAGCTAAGTTGAGAGTCGCACTTCCTGAAGAATATGAAAAGTTTGAAAAGGTAGACCCAAAACACTATTGTATATTTAGGGTTCCATATAACTTATTGCCTCCGGGCTATATGTCCGATGCCGACATTGAAAGTGCTAGAGCCACTTCTTCTTCTGACATCTTTAATTCCGAATTTGGTTGTGTATTCATGGATGACTCAAGCGGATTCTTTAAGAAGAGTCTAATTGATTCTGCTATTGGTCAATTTCACCCAATACTTTATGGTAGAGATGGGGCAGAATATGTTATCGGCGTTGACCCAGCTTCCGAAAAAGATAACTTTGCTATTGTTGTATTAGAGGTTTACAAGAATCAAAAAAGAGTTGTATCTTGTTATACTACTAACAGAAAGAAGTTTAATAAAGACCAAGCTGATTCTAGGACTAGCGAAAAGGTATTCTATTCTTATGCCGCAAATAAGATATATGAAGTCGTAAAGAGATTAGGAATTAAAAATGTGCTCCGTATAGATATTGATAAAGATGGTGGCGGACACTCTGTTCGTGATGAATTAACTAAATTGGCTACCCCGATTTATGAAGTGGTGGAATTCGGCAATCCAAAACCAACCGACAATATGGAAGGTTTACACATTGTTAATCTTATTCGATTCCAAGATTATGAGTGGGTTTCTGACGCTAATCACGATTTGAAGAGAGATATGGAGCAAAAAAATCTATTGTTCCCTAAGTATGACCCTTATCATATGTTGGCTGAAGATATGGCTGATGATGAGCTAAAAGGTTTCATGAAACTTAAGAATATTAATTTATTAAATAATGAGACTATTGGTGATAGCACAGAATTGATGCACGATGAAATAGAAATGATGAAAAAAGAACTAACTTCTATTATTGTGACTCAAACGAAGACCGGCAAAGAAAGTTGGGGACTACCAACCAAGCGTACAGATATGCCGCAAAACAACGAATTTAAGAAAGATAGATATTCTGCTTTGCTTATGGCTAATGCGGCTGCAAACGAAATAGTTAAGTCCAGAGAGTCTTATAGCATGTCTGACTGTGAATTTTATGGCGAACTTGCTACTAAACTTAAAAGTACTAAAAAGAAAAAAGGTGCCCCAGAACAGATGTTTTATGGGTCAAATCCGTTTATGAAGCAAATTAATGCTACTCCTTGTGGGATGATTAGAAGATAACGGCGTAATTATATTGCATATCAAACGCATAGGAATTACAACATGGCAGAAAAGAAAAAGCTCAACGTACAAGAATTAGCAACGGCTAGCATAACAGGATTGCCAGACAAGGCGATTAGTAGAAAAGGTTTAGCTATGGCTAATAGTGATTATCTTGCTTATAGAGATATCGTCACTAACATTACAGTTAAGAATGCTTATAGCGAAGAAGATTACTATAACTTTAGAGAAGGTGAAGCTCTACCGACTACCCCAAAGGGTATTATGTGTATGGGTATGAAATATTATAAGACAAATCCTATTGTCAAAAATACTATTGATACTATGGCCGAATTTTCTGCAAGTGGTATGGTAATTAATCATAAAAGTGAAAGAGTCCAAAAGCTTTATAGAAATCATATGGCTAAAATAAAGTCGTATTCTATCAATGAGCAATTTGTTAGAATTCTATTAAAGTCTGGTGCTGCTGTAGTTAACAGGTCTTTTGCGAAAATTAAGAAGGCCGAACTTGAAGATATGTATTTGGGATTGGCAGAAGACCAAGAGTTTCCAAAGATTGTATTCAAAACAAAAGAAATTCCAGTTGGTTATAGTTTCCTAAATCCTCTACACGTTAATCTTCCGCAAGAAGATATCTCTATGTTTATGGGCAAAAAGAATTACTTCCTAGACTTGCCAAGAAGATTAGTGGATGTAATCAAAAGGATGACCAAAGAAGAATTAGAAGAATTTGCTAATGAATTTCCTCCGGAAATAGCTAAGGAATTAAAACAGGGAAAGACGCAGATTCCTTTAGACCCATATAAAGTCTCTATATATAACTACAAGAAAGACGACTTTGAAGTTTGGGGTGAACCAATTCATGCTTGTATCTTGGACGATTTGGTTCACTACGACAAGGTTAAATTGGCCGATAAGACAACATTGGATAGTATCGCATCCCGAATTAGATTATGGAAAGTTGGGCATCTGGATGGCGAATACAGCTTCCTACCGGGAGAAGAAGCTTACACCAAGCTGAATGATATCCTTGCCTCTATTCCTAGTGGTGGAGTTGCAGATATCGTGTGGAATCCCGGTATTACCGTAGAAGAACTATCTAAAGATGCCCACTTATTCTTAACGCCCGAAAAGTATCGTTCACCATTAAACGCTATATACCAAGGCTTAGGAGTTCCAAGAACTTCTAATGATGACAATAGTTTTAATAATAACTATTTTGGTCTAAAGACGATGGTTGAACGATTAAATTATGCCCGAAACATTCTAAAGGATTTCTGGACTGAAGAACTTAAAGTAATCCACCTAGCTTTAGGTTTACCGGGCGAACCTCCCGTAGTTATGTTTGACGAAATCTCAATCACTAACAAGGAGCAAATGTTGGCGTTGGTTAGAGATATGGTTGACCGAAATCTTATCTCGGACGAAGAGGGACGAAGAATATTTAATACCGACCCTGAAATTGAAGCTTATCGCACCAAAAAAGAAGAACGTAGACGAAAGGCCGAAAGTGTTCCTATGAAGTCTGGCCCATATCACAATCCTAATCTTGATAGTGACCTTAAGAAGGTTGCTCTACAAAAAGGCTTAATGACACCGGAAGACGTTGGACTAGAAACATCATTATCAAAGAAAGATATTATGGATATAGTCAAGCCTAAGCCTGCCGGTGTTCCAACCACTAAATCTAAGGGGAAATCTGGACAGGGAAGACCTAAGAATTCTGCCGATAAAAGTGGGCGAAAGAAGAGAATAGTTAAGCCACGTTCAGCTATGGCTACAGTATGGTACAAGTCCGCACAAGATAAAGTACACGATATTCTTTTAGGTAAAGCTTTAGAAAAATTCGGCAAGAAAAACCAAAGACAATTAGCTACTGCCGAAACAGATAAGCTAGAAAAAGAAAAATTCGCCCTACTATACAACCTTTCTTTTGGCTCAGAAATTGATGCAGAATCAATTAACGGAGTAAGTACTATATTGCCAGAAGAAGTTAACGAAAGATATAACACATTGATGGCATCTTTTGTAAAACACTTCGGACGACAACCAAATATAGATGAACAAAGACTTCTACAAATAGAAGTATGTATGGAGAAGGTTGATGAAACTAATATTTAGCTATGATACGGAAAATAAAAGTTTAACCTGCATTGATTCAGAAGGTAATGTAATTGATAATATTTCACATCTTTCTTTGTATAAATACAACGATGGATATGATTTTTCTCTAACAAAACAATACCAAGAAGATGGAATGACCGAAACAGAAACAATGTCTTGTTCTGCTTCTGTAGAAGATAAAGTTAAAACATTTTTTAAGAAATAATCATGAAAACTAAAATTTATCAAAATGAAATAAATGATGGGCTTTCAGTTTATTTTGAAAAGCCTCTTTCTATCGCCTATGAAATACCGATAGTTTTGAGTGCGTCTACAGATAATGAATATGCGGGAAAAGTTAAGTCGGTAGCTAATGTAGTTGGCAAATTGAATGAAGACGATTTTCTTTATGAGTTTCCTTCTATTTTGGTTACTGCCGGTGTATGGAACAAGAACGACCAAGTATTCGACAAGTACGAAGTTTGGAAAGCTAGATATACCCCACTTAACAAACCATCCAACCTAAATCACAAACCAGACCAAGTTGTTGCTCACGCTTCTAAAGTGTTTCCGATAACCGACGAAGCTGAAGCTAAACTGATTCCTGATGTTATTGATGGAAAACCAAACGATAATATTCCTGATGTCTATCACTTATTAACTGTAGATAACTTATACAAATATAATATAAAGGCGTATCAAGCTGTTAATAAAGAATACTCAGAAAAAATACAGGCCGTTTACGAAAAGGTAGTTACTGGTGAACTATCTGTAAGTATGGAATGTATATTTGCTGATTTTGATTATGCCATTATGGATAAAGATGGAAAGCAATCTGTAATCGTAAGAGACGAAAAAACCTCATTCTTAAGCAAGAAATTGAAAAGATTTAAGGGGACTGGTGAGTTTCAAGGTTATAGAATTGGTATGCTAATGAGAGATATCGTATTTACCGGTAAAGGTATTACAGATAACCCAGCCAACAAGTCGTCTATCATTTTTAGTAAAGATTGTTTAGCTTTTGCTTCACAAAATTATACAAAAAGTGAAGATATTTTTAATCCTGAAAAAGATTCGGCGTATATAACTAGTGATAATGGAGAACAAAAAATGACTTTAGAACAAGCACAAGCAAGAATCACTGAACTAGAAGCTAAATTGGCTGATGCTGCTAAGAACGAAACAGTACTAGAAAGTACTAAAGTAGAATTAGCAGAAGTTAAGAGCAAACTAGAAGTGGCTTCAGCAAAAATAGTAGAAGTCGAAAAGACAGCAAAAGAAAAAGCTGACGCTTTGGAAGTTGCCTCAAAAGAAGTTACCGATTCAAAAGAAAAACTAGCAAGTGCTGAAACTAAGGTTTCTGAACTAAATGCTCAAATCACAAAGACTGACAGAGTCGCAAAGATTCAAAAGGTTCTTGGTCTAGATGAAGTTGAAAGCGAAAAGACTTATGTTGTTGTTGCTACATTGAATGATGTTGCATTCGCAAACTATCTAGATAACACAAAGAAATTGGTTGAAAAGAATAGTTCTAAGACTGTAGAAGAAAAGCAAAAAACAGTTGATGAACTTAATGCTAAGCTAGCTGCTGAACAATTAGCAACAGCCGAAGCCGAAAAAGCAAAACAACTCGGAACCGCTAGCGATACTGCTGAAGGTGCCAACGTTAAGTTACTAAACTCTGTCAAGTCAGTATTCAAAAAGCAATAATTAAGAGGAGCTATTAAATGGCAACTAAAGGTTTCGTAGATTACAACGCAAAGAGACACGTACAATACTTCGCAAGCGGTACATTTGAAAAAGGTAACATGCTTGTTGCAGTGACTGTAGGTTACTCTGGTATCGCTCTAGAAAGTGCTACTCGTATCGCTTATGTAGCTGCTAACGGTTCTGGTCTAAAGCCAGTCGGTTTCAGTGAAGCAAAGGTTGTTAACATTGACCTAACTCGTCAAAAGTTAAATCCTTTCGACCCACTAGAAACACAAACAGGTTACAAGATTCCTATCATCTATGATGGTTGGATGGACACTAATCAAATCTCTGGTACTCCAACTCCAATGGCTGATGCATACCTTGCTCCTAACGGTCAAGTTTCTTCAACACAATTGACTGGATACGCATTGGTTGGTAAGTTCTTAACATCAAAGGATTCTAACGGTTACGCACAAGTATACGTAAGACTATAATAATAATTAATCAAGAGAAAATGGGAGTATAGATAATGTCTAACAATCGTAAAGTAACAGAAATTCCTGCTGAAGTATACCAATTATTTAAGGATACTTCAAGCTCTGACAGAGCAGTAGCAGAAAAGGCTCGCGGCATGTATGCAGCAGCTTTGCAAGAACCACTTAGAGAATCTGTTCTAGCTGGACAAATTTATAACAACATTTTCTCTATCGAACGATACGGTTACGGTGCTAAGCCGATGTATCAATTAGATTGGATTATTCCGGGTACAGAAGGCGATTATGTCGCTTATACTATCCCTGCACAAGGTGAAATCCCTCGTAAGCTAGTATCTGCTGACTACATCGAAGTTCCAACCTACGAAATCGGTGCAAGCATCGACTGGAATCGTAGAATGGCACAAATCGCTGGCCCACAGTTCCTACGCAAGGCACAAAGCCGCTTGGAACAAATGCTAACAAAGAAGTTGAATGATGACTGCTTCCACGCATTGCTAATGGCAATCGTTGACCGTGGTATCGTTGTATACGACGCTGCCGCTGCTGCAAATCAATTCACAAAGAGATTGGTTAGCGTTGGTAATCTAGTTATGCGTAGAAATGCTGGTGGTAACAGTGTTACTAACAACAGAAAGCTAACTGACATTTACATGTCCCTAGAAGCACACGAAGACGTTCGTAACTGGGGTATCGACATTGTTCCAGATAGCGTAAGAGCTAGAATCTATGACAGTTCTGAAGGGTTGAGAGACATCTTCGGTACTAACCTTCACCCACTCTTTGAGCTTGGTGTTGGGCAAGAATATCAAGACTATTACACAACAACTCTAGGTGGTACTCTACCTGCTGGCGATAGCGAAATTATGATTGGTCTCGACCTTTCAACTAATGACAGCTTCGTAATGCCTCTAATCGAAGAAGCAAGTGTTGAATTCGACGATGAACGTAGAAACAGAATCCAAGGTTTTTGGACGACAATGATTTTTGGTGTTGGCGTACTCGATGCGCGTCGCAGCCTTGGACTTTCTTGTTAAGTTGAAAGTAACACTTGACTTTATTAATAAATAGTCTATAATGTAAGGGTCACTTTATTGTGACCTTTATTTTTATTTATTTTGTCAAAGGGAGCGAGATTGGTTATGAGCAAAATTGGAAAAATTAGATTAGAAAAACAATCAATCATTGATAGATATGAATCAGGACAGTCTACTGTAGAAATAGGTAAAGATTATAGCTGTGACCCTAAACTAATTCATAAAGCTTTATTGGAGTTTGGAATAACTCCAAGAACAAATATTAAATATAAAACTCCGGCAAAAGAAAGATTGTACTCTTTAATAGAATATATGGCTAACAATATGAATATTGGAAGAAGAACTATATCAAAAACTCTCTATTTATCTGAAGGATTTGTTGGAGATGCATTCAAGAATTTAAAAATAGACGTTTCTGAAAGGTTTGGTTATGTTGATAATTCTATTTCTCCATTAGTAGTAAAACTTTATAATCAAGGATTTACTATGACTGATATAGCTGATAAATATGGATACTCTATAGATGTTATTACTAGATTTTTAAAAGAAAATAATATAGAAATAAGGAGTTCTAAAAAATACAACTTTAAAACTAATGTAATTGATAATGGTGTAAACTCCAAAGAATTAGCATGGATGCTTGGAGTGTTATTGACTGATGGAAATTGTATGCATAGAGGATTACAAATTTTGATGTGTGATAAGGATGTACTTGAAAAAATTAGAAATATTTTTGAATATACTGGCCCTATATCTGAACCAAAGATGAGAAAAAACAATAAAAAACCAATATACAAACTTAGTATAGATAGCGTAGAATTAGCTCAAAAAATGGTGAATGTTGGATTAACGCACAACAAAACTCATACGCTACAGTTTCCTAAAAATATAAATGATACTCTTATCTCTCATTTTATTAGGGGTGCTATGGATGGAGATGGCTCAATAAGTAAAAATACTTGCACTTTAACTGGAAACTTAGATTTTTTAAAAGGTGTTAAGGATGAAATCAAAAAGGCTACAGGACTAGTAGAAGAGGATTTTCATTTTTATTGTAGAAATCCAGAAAGAAATAACTCTATCCGTTGCATGATGCTAACCAAAAAATCTACTGTCAAAACTTTTCTAGATTGGATATATAAGGAATCGACAGAGCAGACTCGCATGAATCGTAAATATGAAAAGTACAAAGAACTATGGTGCAATAATTAGCCTGTCCGCATTTGAGACCGGGGTATATTATATATGTAACTTAGGAGAAAAGTATGAATGACTCATGGAAAGATTTTATGATACCAATGTTACGAAGCATGATAGGGGACGAAGCTGTTCCTTATGATTATTCAGACGTTGATTTACAAAGAAAAATATTAACGGCTATTAATATACTTCAAATAGAATTATCTTTTGA